CATAAGCATTTTCCATTGCGGCATCACTCAATGCATCTTGCTCTGAGTGTGGGTCATCGATAATAAGTAAGTCGGCGCCGCGCCCCGTGATTGCACCGCCTACTCCCGCCGCAAAGTACTCGCCGCCTTTAGTTGTTGTCCAGCGGCCAGCCGATTTTGAATCGGGGGCGAGGGCGCTCTTTGGAAAAATTTGTTTGTACTCGGCGGAATCAATTAAGTTACGCATTTTCCGGCCAAAATTCATGGCCAATTCGCCCGTATGCGTGGTTTGAATTATTTTTAATTTTGGATTCCGGCCAACAAGCCAAGCTGGGAACAGGTAGCTGGCAAATTCTGATTTGGTATGGCGGGGTGGCATGTTCACAATCAGCCGCTTTAATTTTCCGTCCGCGACATCTTGCAGCTTCTGGCTGAACACTCGGTGATGGGATCCCTCTATGAAATCTAGCCAAACAGTCTTAACAAATTCTAAAAAATTTTGCTGGGCCTTCTCACTTCTCTCTACCTCATGCAATCTAGTGTAAACTGCGAGATATTCCTCCAATTGATCCTGGCTCAAATTTTGTAATCGTGTTCTTAATGTGCCATCACTCTTGGTCATTTGCAAAATATTCAAAAAATAAAAACGAAAGTAAAGATATTCTTTATGTGTGGGATTAGAACGGTTGCCAATGGCTGAAACTGGAGTGATCTTGTGGGGAGGGCGGGCGGGCGCGCGCCGCGCCTATATAGGGGGGTGCCCCCCCTCGGGGGGGTGCCCAAACCCTTGGCGGTTAGGGGGGCCGTTCTGGCCCCCCGCACGGCGGCCCTAGCCCTTGGGGGCTAGCACACCCTCCACTATCCCGTCCACCCACTTGGACAGGGCTTCCACTTCCTCTAGGGTTAGGTGGTGGTAGTCTAGCGCATCCCATAGCCGGGCCTGCCACCATAGCCCATCTACCTTAATGCTGTTTAGTGCTTGTTGCATATCACACCTCGAAGGTTGCGGGGGCTGCGCTAGCAGCCCCCTTGGTTTGCCCTACCCTTGGGCCTCGACCGTTACCACGGCCTTGCCGTACACCTTGCTGGAGCGGCTATAGCCACCTGCCAGCGCAGCGGCTAGGTCGACGTAGCCACCGCCCAGCTTGGCAGCTTCAACCAAGAAGTCTGCCACCTTGACGCCGTCCGCCTTGGCAGTCAGCATGTGGTTGATGGTGGCCCGCTTGCCGGTGGGCTTGCGGATGTATGCGGGCAGGTTGCCCACTGCTACCTTGGTGGCTATGGGCTTGATAACCGCTTGCTTGTTGGCTATTACCCATGCCGCTATGTGGGACACTTGCTTACTTACTTCTAAGTCAGCAAACCCTTCCGGGGCTTTGTACACTTGCTTAGTCATTTGCTTTACCTCGTTTGTGGTTATGGGGGTTGCCCCCCTTGAACACCTTAAATTTAGGGCAGCCCCTTGCCCATTGCAACCCTTTTTTTACCCCTTGCTAAACTTTTTTTTTACGCGCCCGCTGGGGCTGGCCGCGCTGGCCTTTTGTTAACACTTACTAATGTATACACAATCTACATTATGTACAGGAGTATACATAGAGTTAAGCGACAGCGACGACGGAAGCGACAGCGACGACGGAAGCGACAGCGAAGGTCAAAAAGAGAGCGACGGCTTGAACGACCGTCGCTCTGAGTTTAACGAGGTATTCTAATTACCAAGGAGTAGGAGGAGTAAAATACCATAGTAGGAAACAGCTGCAATTACAAAGGACATCACTATCCTAGCGAAGTGACTTCGGTCTAAGAGGCGATCTAACCAGGTCATCATCACATTTCCCCCCATCCTGCGCTCTTCAACGCAGCATTGTCAGCCGCCACGTTCTCTTCGTGCTGCTGAATACGCTGCATTTCAGCCTTATCTTCGCGGCATACCCAACAAATGGCGCGGCCACCGTGGGGGTCAGTATTGCCACACGGTACTTGGACTTCGCGGTAGTTCCAACCGTCGCTAGTTGGGACCCAGAATTCAACTTTATTTCTACATGTCATAGTCTTTACCTCGTGGTTAATTAACGTTACGGGTAAGTATAAAAAGGGCGAGCCCGTAGACCCGCCCTTTTTTATCCTTTTATTCTACCAGTCTGTTAAGACAACGTACCACTCGCCGGTATCACTAACCCCCGCGTGAATTGGGTGATCAGTAGGCCCCTCCAACCACTCGGTTATTTCTAAGTAAGTGAGAGGGTAGTCATCTATGAGCTCCTCCATAATAGGGCCATCGGTTAAATGGCTAACCCACATAGCTCCAGGTAAAGGAGAAGGGGGAGAACCGGGAGGGCTGAGATTAATACCTTTATCAAAACTTTCGTTTTTAATTAAGGCCATAACTTGGACGGGTAGCTTAGACATTTGGTTAACCTCGCTAGATTAGTTATTTACTATAGTAAGTATAAAAAGGGCGAGCCCGTAGACCCGCCCTAGTTTATCCTTTTTATTGGTTAAAATCGTACGTTTCGTACTTCTCAATAGTTAAGTCTTTAAGAGGTACGCCATAAACGCAGTCAGTAAGGTCAATCTCACCGTTCTCGTCTAGACTAACAGTAGTGAGATCTAAGTACGGTACGTTGTCTTTATGTAAGACCCGTAACTCATACATAGTACCAGCCTTTTTATCGTAAAGCTGTATAGGTTTATCTTGATAGATAAGCATTTTATTTACCTCGTGGTTAATTAACGTTTACCGGGGTAGCGTAAAGGCCACCCCGGCTTAGACAACCGTTAGCTTATCTCTTTTAATGGGTACTTTTGTGCCCATGTACCCGCCATACTGTAGATTAAGTAACAGTAATTAGGGTGGCTATCGGTAGGATCTTCCCCAATTAATTCCACCGCACATTTTAAAACGTGCTCCATTTTACTTACTGGGGCTTTATGGCTATGCTCCAGCGTTTGCTGGTGAGTTAGTACACGCACAGGCGTAACAGGGTTGCCATGGTTTAAAGGCATTGGCACGTTTTTGTCATCTGTAAATATGGTGCCAATAACCTCTGTCTTACCATCAGTTTCCCAATAGCGCACAACCAAAAACTCTTGGTCTGTAAAATTGTAGCTGTCGTTATCATGGAACATATCTATTACCTCGTGGTTTATTAACGTTACCCCTATTATAAAGCCCACCTTTTTAGGGACTAACCTCTTTTTATCTATAGGACAAACTAGATTATACTAATCCCAAGTGCGCTTATCCCCACAATCTACATTATCTACAGGACACCGACAATCTACATTATCTTGATAATCGGTGTTGTCTCTGGTATGGTAGAGTGGGGTAGGGTGAGGTAGGGGATGTGTCAGATCTACTAGATCTAAGCGATCAAAGCGACAAGAACGACGAGACGACCGGAGACAAAAAAAAGGCCCTGCCGAAGCAGGGCCAGTTTAGCGCGTTTCAGGAAGGGAGGATTTTCATCCCGTCGCGCTCAGGGAGACAAAGGACGTACCGTAGAATTTCGAGTTACGGCTGAATCCACCGGCCAAAGCAGCAGCCACGTCACGTTCTCCGCCACCCAAAGTTTTGGCATATTTCAAAACGTCCCGCGCTACTCCACCAGTGCAAAGCGCCTCACCAATATCAAACCGCTTACCCGACTGGCGCCGGAGATAAGGCAATGACTGCCCTTCCTCTTTTGGCTCAATTACCGAGCCGGGGTTTGCCGCGATAAAGGCACGAATCGCTTTATCCTGGGTAGCTTCCGAACCATTCAAGAAGTCTTCAGTGACTTCAAAGGCTGAATTTTTCTTGGTCATTTCTTTCTTCCTTTCTAACCAATCATTAAACGAGTACCGTTTAACTATGAACAAATATAAAGTAAGACTTAATCCGAGTAAAGCGTTATTTCGTCTTTATTATCGTTTTTAATCGAAGTCTTTTCTTATCACTGTCATCAGCTTTTCCCAGTCGTACTGGTACGGGATCTCCACCATGGGTTCGATCTGATCGATCTTGTTCTCAGACAACTCCCGAACAAAGCGACCAGAAAACAAATACAAGGGATCTTTAGCTGCCCCCCTTGTTAAGATGTAAGAACGACCACCAAGTCGTGATCTTATGAGATGCCAGCCAATTTGATGAGGCGACAGAGTGATACGATTACTTTTTGTTACTTTGAGTTCTATCCAGAATTCCCCAAACGACGCACAACAGTTAACATCAGGAACTCCAGGCGACGACCATGATTCAATCCGAGTCCAATGAACATCCGTAACTCCCTCCCGTAACGATCTCCACAACCGAGATTCAGGTTTTACTGACATCAGTATACTCTACATCAATGATAGCTTTGATTGCACCTTTTGTTTCATGATCAAGTTCTTCCAACCTTTTGATGAGATCGTCTTTAGACATGGCGTTAATATGAGCATGTAATACTTCTTTCCGATCAATATAAAGACCACCAACTTGACCCCGATGTTTTTCAGCATTGATGGCAGCACTAAACTGATTGTTAGCCGCCGCACGATCTCTTAGGTCGCCTAAGTCTCGAACATGACTTTCGTAGGTGATTTCATATTTCCGTGCCATTTCTTGATGTAGCTCACTGATGTAAGCAGCAACATGAGGGAATTTCCCTACATCGAGAAGTTCAGAAGCTCGCACTTTAGCTGAAGATTCCGCATACCCTGCTCTTCTAGCAGCTTCTGTATTGGAGCAGCGCCCCAGCACAATTTCTTCAGCG